ACACCTAGCCATTCACTATATTTCTTATCAAGATAGTTAATATAGTTATAGGCTTGGTCACAGAACTCTTCTAGATACTTTCTACGACCAAAGCGTAGAATGGCTTCTTGAATACCGCTCTGGCTAGTACCAATACGACGATTACGCTTGATAACGTCGTTTGTTTCTCTCCAATGTGTAGGGACGAGAGTAACTGTCTTAGCATATAGATAAGCAAATTTCAGAGTACGTTGGAAATCCCAATAATCACTATGCTTTGCTGGATATGTCTCTACGAGACAGCACAGTTCATATGGTTCTAGGGATTGTTCCAAGCATGGATTACCTCCACGAACACGGTGGTCTTTATGATCTGCAGGGTCTTTCATACGACCGTAGGCTTGCATGTTCTCTAACCAAGCAAATCCTGGCTCACCATTAGTAGCTACTTTTTTAGCCACATTGGTATAGTCCATACCTAGTTTTGCAAAGATAGAGTTGTTAGATGCCCAACGCCATCCTCCAAACTTATACGCCCATTCATAGTCGGCATAACGTTTGGCAATTTTAGCGCGACTATCCCAGTTCGTATTGTACTCATCGTAATCACGCTCGTTTATTTCTTTTAGTTCTGGCGGTGCGATACTTCCTGTCTCTACTCCAAACTGTTCCCAGTTCTTCATGTTAGCAAAGTCTTCATCGTCTGGCTCACCAAAAGCAATCTCAGCAGTACGGCGAACGTTGCCGGCCACAACAATCTTACCAATAATATTCATTATATCAGTAATGTCTACGCTAGTTAGCAGTGGGTTTTCGCTACGAGCACGAGCTCTTAGAATATCGCGAATTGCATAGAAACCTTGAACTAGTGGTTCTGGACCGCTTGCAACACCACCAAATCCAACAATAGGCTCACCGTATGCACGAACCAATGACGTGTCTGGCTCTACTGGTGCACTGCCTTCTTCTAAATAGCTGTCGATTAAGCAAGAAATTAGTTCTACCCAACCTTCACGACTATCTTCTACTATTACAAGCTCTGGTGAACCTTGTGGTTCTATAGCGGCAATTTTACCTGCACCCTTAGTGTCAAACCCGACACCTACGCCTACCATGCTCATATCCATTAGGAATGCAAATGGCTTGCTTAGTTCAGCGTCTATGTTTTCAGTAGATACAAATCCGCAGTTGTTTAGCGCTGCGCCGCCTTTTTCGTATACAAACGGAGTACCCATCATCCAAAGTCCACGACCTGGAGGGGTCCATTTAAATTGGAATAGTCTGTCTGCAGCTTCTTCAGCTAGTTTATGGGCTCTTTTTTCGTCCCAGCTATGTCCACTGGTAATCGAGTGTGTTTTCAGTATTGAGAACATACCTTCAATAACTCGTACGATACACTCTTGCCAGGTTTCTAGCTTTCCGTTGTCTTTCTTACGAGCATAAGTTCTGTAGTATGTGAATGCTGATAATCCACCATACCCCCACTCTACAGGTCTCGACTGTAGGTCGTCTTTAAAATCCTTTCTTAAATGGAATTTAATAGGGTTCTTTCCCAAAGTTAGCATATAATTTCTCCTTTACGCATAAAAATCTCTACTAACGGCCTCAGCCGTTAATAGAGCTAATATTGTTAGTCTTACTTATCTCAATCCTAGGAATTAATGGATGAGAGTAGTCATGTGATATCAGGAATACATTTAAGTCTTTTTCTTCCTGAAGAACCTCGAATAGCCTCTCTTTTCCAGGTTCGTCTAATACGCCAGTTATCTCGTCAAGGAATAGTAAGTTTATGCTCTTACCACCTATGTTAGATAGTGTACCTCTAACAGCAAGAAGCACAGAAGTTTGTACTCTGGAGAACTCTCCTCCAGATAAAGAATCTATACTTACTTCTTCTCCGTTGTTAACAACTATAACATTTAGCTTGTCTCCGGTCAATCTAAAGATTACTTGAAATTGTCCGTCACTCAATAACGCTAGATAGTGGTTAATATTGTCTTCGAGCTGTTTAGCCACATTTTCTAGTTTATAGGCAACAATACCGCTAGTAGAAAATGCTTTTCTGAGTATAGCTATATTAGCTACCTCATTCTGAATTTTAAGTATAGCATCATTTAGCAGCTCTTGTCTAGCTTTAAAATCTCTAAGTTGCTCTACTAGGGCATCTATTTTTGCGTTTCGTATCTTAACACTGTCGTTATGTTTTCTAGCGTCGGCATTTTCTTTTTCTTGCCAAGCTATCTCTTTTTCTACGTCTTGCAAAGTCTTTTGCATGGACTTATAATCAGGGTAGTTTTTAGGTAGGCTAGTATCAATCATCTGCGATAATTGAGTAAATTTCTCTATCGCCTTTTGATTTCTATCGTAAGCAGTTTTGGCTTTAGAGTACTCAGCAAGTACTGACTGCAGGGTTGCTAGCTCTTTCTTCTTTGAGTATATTAGTGAAGATAGCCCTGTTACAGTGTCGTTTAAAGATTTACTTAGTTCTACTGACTTTGAGTTATCAATAGGTTGTTTACAGGCATAACAGTGGTCTGATACGTCTAGTGATTTTAGGTCTCTATTTGCTGCGCTAACTGCCGCTTCTGATTTAGATATCTCTGTTTTTATAGTCTCTATGGAGGATAGTATTGTCTCGTCTAATACTGGTTCTTCCATTGATAAATCAAATACTAACCTATCCCGCTCTTCAATATTTAGATTATTTCTATCTATCTTATCGCATATAGAACGTTCTTGAGATATTTTAGTTTTTAGTTCTTCCACCTTGCCATATAGGCTAGTATCAATGTCCGGTACTGGTTTTTCTACTGCCTTATCAGGTATTACGTTCTTCTCAATAAAATCTTGTACAGTTTTTAACTCGCCCATCTTAGAGGCTAATTCTTTTTCTTTTGCAGATTGTACTGTTTTTAGCTCATCACCTATCTCTAGGTATCTTGAAAAGTTAAATAGATTTACTAAGAACTTTTTGCGATTAGTGTCTGTAGCTTTTAGAAACTCAAGACTGTCTACACTACTCTGGTAAGTAAGCTGACTAAAGGTTTCAAAATCTCTACCTATTATATCAGCTATCTTCTTATAAGTATCAAGAACTTTATGCTCGCTTATATCTTTACCGTCTTTTAGCAGCGTTACATGAGTGCTCGCACCAGATCTTTTACTGATTACTTCATAGTCAATGCCGTCTACAGAAAATTCAATTTTGCCTTCCCAAGTCTTGGCTTTTGAATATCTATTTAGAATATCGGATTTCTTTAGTCCTTTTATATTCTTGTTGTACAGCAACTCTTGTATTATTATTGCTAGTGAGCTTTTACCACTACCATTGCCTGCCAGTAGTTGTGTTATTGGCGTATTGTTTAGCTCCAGAACATTATCAGAACCATAGCTGAACATATTACTAAATGTTAATCTTTTTAATACTACACTCATATCTTTACTCCAAGGCTATTAAATAGTTCTAAAACTTCTTTCTTATTATTTATCTTTATAAAATCTAAATACAGACTGAGTTCTTCAGGCAGGGTTTTATTTACTAGGTCTAGCTTAGAGTTTTCTTGCGGCTTATCGGCTATCTTCTTGTCTAGAAGTTCGTGGTTTTGTACTTTGCTTAGTTTATCAATGCTACCAGTAACTTCGTATACTACATGATTTATAGGATCAGGCTTAAGTTCCGTTCCTGCTTCAACTGTGCGCCTAATTAGTTTAGGTAGTTTTAAATCTATAAATTCAATTTCATATTGTGTATCACTAGTAAGAGTGATTATATCTACTCCGTAAGAACGTTTATCGTCTCTATCAAACGTAGTATTTAATGGACTACCAGGATAGTACACCGGATAATCTTTGTACTTATGGTTAAAGTGTAAATCACCTAACAACACTAAATTCCACGGTCTTATCTTTTCAAAATCAAACTCAGGAGTTATGTGCGGAGGAACCTCTCCTCTAATATGAGTTACTAAAATATCCCCGCTTACGTAAGCGGGAATATTTCTAGTTTGCATCTCTCCATAAGGAAATAGTTGAAATCCTTGGTTGTTAACAGTAACTCTTTTATTGCTTGTTGATAATATAAAGTTAGAGTTATTTATTACATTATCCTGCTCAAAGTACTCTAAGAAGCTTTTACCTTTAGTAGATGCTTCATGATTTCCTGGTATGGCTATAGTCGGTTTCTTTACTGCATTAGCGTAGCTAAGAAACAGACAAATCTCATCAGGCTCAGGCTTTTTATCGAATATATCGCCAGAAATTACTGTAACGTCACAGTCTTTTTCTAATTCTAATAGCTTATTGAATAGCAGTGCAAACCTGTTTACCTGCCACTCATAAGGTATTTTCTTTTTATGAAGATTTATATGTATATCAGCTACGCTAAGTATTTTCATGGGCCTTTTCTTAAGATGTTATGTAGGTTTCCTTCAAATGTAAAACTTCCTACATGGTTTAGCTTGGTGTTAGGATCTACCCAAATTTCTCCGCCTAGATTCTGCCAACGTCTACAGAAAGTATAATCCTCACTTAAGTAGCGTCTGTCTCTTGGATCAATCATAGTATCCCACAGGGCATAGCAATAAGGATTAAATCTAGGATCAATAGAACTATCATTTTTATAATGTAATTCTGGATGTGCTTCCACCATCTTTTCTAGTACGTTTCTTTTTACTAGAAAGAAGCCTGTAGATGCGTCTAGAACTTCTATACTACCCATATGGCTTCTAACCCTATTGGTACCTGGTTCTACTTTTAGATTAATAGCGTAGTCTGCACCATAGCTAGATAGATTTTCTTCGCCTTTTTGGGCCGCTATCTTGACATTACCCCAATTAATAGTCTTTTTAGGATATGCCCCAGCTATAATGTCTTTATCCATTGCTAGCATACGTATAATGCTATCTGGCTCAAATTCTATATCAGCATCAATAAACATTAGATGAGTAGCTGACTTATCTTCTAAGAACATAGCCGTTAGTATGTTACGGGCTCTAGTTATAAGACTCTCATTTCTTAGGGTAGTAATTCTAAAGTTTATACCGTACTGAATAAGTACTTGACTTAACCGGAACATGCTCAAAAAGTATTGATCTGTTACAAGCCCGCCATAACATGGAGTAGCAAAAAATATATTCATACCTCTAAGGTAATCCATATTAACAGAAACCTTGTCCCCATCTACAGACTTAAACCCTGCCGGTAATTTTAAGTTATTCTCGCTATTTGGGGCAGCGCTTGGCTGCCCCTCTTGAGTAATTTCTGACAACTTTTTCTTGGTCATATTATAGGTCTTCCATGCTTTCTGAGCTACGTAGGTCTTCTGCGGTCTCCTCAGTAAAGAGTGCGGTATTTTCTAGTAGCCATTTCTTTTGTTCTTCATAAGACTGGCGTTTGAAAATAGAATCTAGGTTGTACATTTCAATACTACGTTCCGCATCAGTAAGAGGTACAGTGTTACGGCTAGGCATTACTGTGTACTTAACGTTCTGAGGAAGAGGTCCTGTCTTTTCTTTACGAATGGTTAGGTCATATCCATTGTCTGGGTCTGCTGGTGAGCCGTAATCAGGATCGCGTGCGTAATCAATTAGCTGCTTAAAGATAGTAGTCTTCAGATCCATAAGCTTTAGTTTTCCGTCTGCACGATCAATCACATTGACTACATAGGCAAACTGCGGTTTTTCGTTGTATACCGATTCATCTAGCTCACGGAACGGATCACGAGAGTTGTTAAATTCTTCAGTATCCCTATCAAAGCTTAGGCACTCTAGTGGGTGCTTCTTGCCTTCGTTAGTAACTACCCAGCGTACATAACGCGGTAGTACATTACCAATAATACGAACACGTGTGCTATCCTTATCTAGCTTTACGCGTACAATCTCTGTACGATCTCCGCCACCGCTCTGAGGCTTTTTTAGTTGTGACCAGTCGCGACCCATTGGTTTAGTTGTCATAGTTGTTTCTCCAGTGTGAATTTAATTTTTGAGTTTTCGTGTTTGATAAAAGGGTTATTCCAATACTCAGGCTCTACGTAGTTTTCAGGAACCCAACAGTTTTTATTACTGAGGCTTCTTTGAGATAGAATATATAGATATTCACATTTAACTCTCGCAGGTACTCTTGCATGTAGGAATGAACAATTAGTTATATAAGATTGAGGTTCTTGACACTCATAATTAGAAAATATGCCATTAGCGCAATCTAGTATTAACTTATTATGTATCAAAGCATAATAGTTATTTGCTATGTTTAATTTTTGTTTCAGCATGTGATGGCTGCCAGATATTCTTTTTATATCAGGATTTTTTCTGTTTATAAAAAGACAAAAGGCAAGAATCACTTGACAATCAGGTATTCTGGTTATCTTGTTTAGCTCATACCAATTAAACTGTACTATCATAGTATTTTATTTTTAAGCATCAGTCAACAAACATTTTAAAGACTTCTAGTCTATTGTTTACCTTGTCAAATACTGTATCCCAGTTTTTATATTCCGACTGCCTAATATCACTAGTATTTTTATACCATCTGTTAATGCCCGTATTATCTATTCCCCAACGCCAGTCTGGAGACCATGCGTGCAGCATTATCACATGCTTGTCTAGACCAGCGGCAAGATGAGCAACCATAGAATCTACTGATATTACCAATGAGCAATCTTGTAATACAGAAGACGTTTCTAATAGTCCGTTCATATCTTGTTTTGCGGATACTAAGTTTTCCAATAGGATTAAATCCTCATCTCTATCTATCTGTAGCGATACAAACTCTATATCAGAGTGCTCTTTTACCAGAGCATTTATGTAGTCGGTCGGTATGGACCTTAGATGGTCGTTTGCATGGTGTACGGAACCTTTCCAAAATAAACCTACTCTGCCAGTATACTTACCTAGAGGTTTAGAGGCAAACGGAAGCAGTCCAGGATTGTTTGTAGGTGTTAGTTTAGTCCAGTATCCTAGACTCATTAACGGAACAACGCATTCGTGTTCTTTAGGTATAGTATCTACTCCCCGAACGTACACATTTCGTACATAATTAGCAAAGTTATGCAATATAAAATCTTTTGGAGAATTTACCTTACCATCAATCATAGGTAGGAATGTGTTAGGTAATACTACTACGTCTATGTTCTTGCAGCGCCCATATACTTGCGGTATTAGGTGTGAGAATTGTAACAGGTCTCCTATGCCTTGTTCTTGAAATAGCAATATGCTATCTTGCTCTGTGAGTTCTGAAAACGACTTTGTGCTCCTAGCTAATAGGTCTTTATAGGCATATTTAGCAGTTTCTAATCTGGCTTCATGAAGTCTCCAGCCTTTTGCATAGTTACCTCTTAATATCTCTAGCATACCTTCTTGATATATAGTATCTAGTACTAGGTCCTTATCATCACTCATTTGAGCTATTTTACAACTTTGTACGGCTCTATCTATATCATTTAAGTTAGCGTATACAGATACTAAGTTCTTGTGTGCTATAGGGTTGTAATAGTCGTGCTTTATAGCTAGCTCTAATAACATCTTAGCTTGTTCTATATGGTCTAGGTTAAGTAAGCACCCACCCCAACCAGATAGTATGTCTACTAACAGTTTAGTATTGCTAACCGCACTTACGCACGCTATGTCAAATGCTTTCTCAAAAAGCAAATCTGCTTCTTGTTGCACTTGCTTATTCTTAGGATTAGATTTACTAAGTACAGTTGCCAGTGTTAGTAAATTTTTTGGTTCTTTACTATTAACAGTAACAGCATGGCTAGCACACTCCTCTGCACGCTCGTAATCGCCAATCTCTAAGTAAGAACCGGCCAGGCCTATTAATACTTCTTCATTTAAAGGGTTAGCTATAAGTGCTTTTTCAAATGCCTGAATAGATAGACCATATTTACCTTCTAGCTGTTTTATCCACCCATCAAAGAAATGGTACAGTTCAGATGTTGGTTTATAATTTTTTTTTATTACGGCTTTAGCAGCCGGTATCTTTCCAGCGTTAATAAGATCTATAATCTTATTAGCTGCTAGTCGTTTAGTATGGGAAAGTTGTTTCTGATGTACCATTCTAATCTATTTCTCTGTTGTGCTTGAACTATGGCTCCTGTAAGCCAGAAGTCTACTATGAGAGGGCCTTTTTTATCCGGGTGTTCTCTCTGTATTCTCCCTATTCTCTGCTCTAGTTTGGCTGCGTTGTTATTTGGGCAGGTAAAATATATTGTGTCTAGCCTGTGGCAACTAATACCTTCATCAAATATTTTAGTAGTGAGTATAGCAGAATACTTAGTTCCTGCATTGTTTAGTATCTCATCTCTATTCTTGGTTGCGCCTACTAATAGTACACTGTTTGGTATTAGAGATTTGAGTTGTTCCAACATCTCAATTCTCTCGCTAAGTATAAGTAGGCACCTACCTAGAGCAATCTTATCTCTAGCGTGTGATGCTATCAAGTTCAGATAGGCTGTATTTCCGCCTAGCTTACTTAATTGCTTTGTCCAGTCTCTATTAGGATTTATAATAGTAAACGGTACTGTTGTCTTTACTACTTCTACACTGGGTATTAATTTTCCTACGTCTTTCGCAATAACTCTATTCGGACCAAAATAGTCTGGTAGTATTACGTGTAAGCCGTCTTTTCTCCAAGGCGTTGCACTAAGCGCAATTTTTACCTTAGCATTTATACCGTTTACTACTTTACTGAATGTTTCTGCGGGGCATAAATGTGCTTCATCCACAAACATTACCTCAAACATATTCTGTATTTTATCAAGTCTTTTTATTAAGCTTTTATATATACCTACTGTTATAGGCTTGATAGTTTCTCTACCATCTCCTATAAATCCAATATCAGTACCTGATATCAGGTTTCTTAGCTCTTTGTGCCATTGTTCAGCTAGTAGTTTTGTGTGACACACTATTATTGTAGGTTTCTGGTATGTTCCAACTATGTAGGTGCCTGCAAATGTCTTACCCCATCCACATGGGGCCTGTATAAGACCGCTGTACAGTTTTTCACCTGTTAGTAGCTTATCTACTGTCTCTTGCTGGTTTGGTCGCAGAGTTCCGTTAAACGTCCAGTCTTGCTTATCAGAAACAAAACGGGTGTCTGTAAGTTCTAATATATTTAGCTTATGCCAAGCTCCGCTAGGTACACTACACATTCCTGTTTCTTCATCATACTCTATAGTAGAGTAGAAGTTGTCCACTAGGTTATAAGTGAATAATACGTATCTTAATGTATGTAAATCAATGTCTACTAAATCTGATTTGTGAAAGTATATCTTGTCAGATATGGTAGCTTTCTTTACTGTGTACTTAACTTTGCTATTCATAGTGTTAATTCATGTACTGGCTCATTAAAACTTGAGAATCTGTATAAGTACCACGTTTCGTCTATGTATACAATAGTTATATATTGCTCCATAATGGTACTGGGCTCTAGTATATTTTTTGATAGTTTAAAAGGGTAACTTACTGTGTCTAACCATATTAAGTTGTCTCTTACTTTTACGACCTGTACTGTCCTTGCTTTAAATTTTTGTTTTTGACGTAAGTCAAATATCTTAGCATTTGCATCAATGCCCCATTCTATATTCTTCGAAACTAGCTGAGTAAGATTTGTACACGTATAGTCAAAGAAGAAAAAATCATCTTTCACGCTTACGTATCGTTTCAGCAAAGACGTTTTTTCTTTATACTCATCAATCTTGTGCCACTCATCAAACTCAGTTTTCATTACAGATATAGAATTAAGCCGTATATTGAAGTCATACGGCTTTTTCTTTAGCCCAAATAGCGGATACTGAATACCGTAAAACTTACTGCGGGCCTTCATACTTATCTAACTCTCCCCATGATGGACCGATTTCAACGTCTACCACGATAGGACAGCCAGGAATGTTTACTCCTCGGTCTTTTTGCAGATTGGATTTTAGTTGACGAACATACTCATCAACCATATCATCGGCAACTTCAGCTACTACTGAGTCGTGAACAGTTGCAAACACGCATATCTTATCTTGAAGTTTGTTTTCCTCAACCCAGTTGATAGTGTCAATCAGCCCTAGAAGGTTGACGTCACTCGCAACGCTCTGAACAAGGAAGTTAAGTCCGCTACGGGCAGCGTGTGTTGCAGTTGCTTTGTTGTCTGCTTTAGCTTCCGGTAGACGACGCTTACGACCAAACGCACTGTAAATGAAGTAATTTGAATTAATCATAGACAAGCAAGTGTCAATCCAGCGCTTAAGAGCATTAGCTTCTTTAAAGTATTTTACGATAAAGTCTTTAGCTTCTGCAAGAGTTACGTTTGCAGTCTCAGCAATCTTGCTAGGTCCGGCACCGTATAGAATACCAAACGTAATAGCTTTAGCCCACTGACGCTCGTCTGGGTATAGTTTTTTAACGTCATCAACCTCACAAGGAAGCTTGAACATGTTCTTTGCAACATACGAGTGGAAGTCCATCTTCTCGATGAAAGCTCGTTGTAGGAACTTGTCGTTACTCAGAGCGGCGGCAATATAAACTTCTGCAGTACCAAGGTCAGCCTGAATAATCTTGTATCCAGGACGGGCCTTAAATACTTTCTTGATACCTGCGTCTTTATCTCGCGGTAGGTTCTGATAGTTAAGAACGCCGCTAGAGCTCAAACGACCGCTTGTCGTACCAGTTACGTTAAAGCTACTACGAAGACGCTCATCTTTATCAAGACCGTCACGTATATTCTTAAGATATGTTTGACTCAGCTTGACTTTCTTACGAAGGTCAAGAATAGCCTCAGTGATGGGATGTTTTAGACTCTCAAGAACTTCGGCATCTGTACTGAAAGCACCTGTCTCAGTTTTTTTGATAGGCTTGAGTTTTAGGATGTTGAATAGGATTTCACGTAGATGAAATACGCTGTTTGGGTTAAAAGTCTTTTGCTGAGTTTCTTCAAACTGCTGAACTGCTGGATGGTAGGCCAGCTCATTCATAGTTTCTTCAATGTCAATTCTGTAGTCTTCAATAAGCTCTTCAAGAACTTGAAGATCAATCGGTCCACCGTTGTTTTCAATGTGGATGATTGCACGAGTTACAGGTTTCAGAATTGTCTCATATAGACGAGTAAATTCTTTACTACCCCAAATCTTAGGGCTAAACTTTTGGAATAGTTGCATAGTTGCATCGCCATCCTTACAACCATAAGGGGCGATAATCTCTGGCGGCAGCATGCCGTAGTTGAAGTCGTCTAGTTTAACTTTGTGCTGACGACACCAGTTTTTCTTGTACTCGTCTAGTTCTCGCTCGTAATCGCCTAGGTCAGTAAACTTTAGGGCAAGCTGTTTTAGGCCGTGAGTACCGACACTCTCGTCCAAGCAGTAGTGCATGAGCATAGTGTCTTCAAAGTCTGGGAAGTCAAACCCATACTCGTAACGGATAAACTGAATATCGAACTTACTGTTGTGAAATACGCACTTTTTAGTACGGAATATTTCTTCAAATTCATCATAGTAGTGTTCGATAATATGCGCGTCTACATAGACACCTTCATGAGGTTTAGTACTAAATACAAAACCAAGAATAGTGCCTTTTCGTGGAGATAGCGATGTAGTCTCAGTATCGACTGAGATTACTTTAACTTCAGGGTCTTGAAGCTTACGAAGATAAGGTAAGAATTCTAGCTCATCTGT